GGATTTATTCCACCTGGAATCTGTGCATAATCTTGTACTAAGAAGTTAGTTGGAGTACCCAATTCAACATCTCTAATTTCACAATAAACCTTAGCGTTTGGATCTTTACTTGCAAAATAAACATCAATAGAGGTCAAGAACATACCTTTTTCATCAACCCTAAATGATTGTGCTAAAGGATCTCTATAAGGAGCTTCTATTCTTTCAGTTTCTGATGTACTATTCTGCTTTGTAGTAAACGTTACTTCATTAGGTCTTTGTGCAGGTTCGGGTGGATTTCTAACTCCAACTGTAGATGTTTGTTGGGTTAAAATGGTTCCTGTTGCGTGGTAGGTTCCTGTTGCATCACTTGCAAGAGCAGTGCTTCCTGGTAGGGTTACTGTTCCTGGAGTAGTAGCCGTTAACTTAAATGTTTTAGTTCCACTATAGAATAATACTGGTGGTTGTGGTGATGCATTTGCATTTCTAAAGAAGAATGCACCTAAAATATCACCCCAATTATCTGACATTAATGATGCATTTGTTACTTTTGCAGTCGCACCACTAGATTCACCTACAATCTCACAACCTTGCGTTACAAAACCATAATAGGATTCGTCATTTGCTAATGCAGAAACATCAATATTAAATAGTTTTGATGTAGATGAGTAAGCATCAGATGGAGCAGGTCTAGTTCTATCAAAAATATCAACTTGATAAGTTTCAACACTACCATTCTTTACATTAATTCCACTTGGAGATCCTAAAGGAACTGCAGTTACACTTGCATCACCGAACTTATGTTCAGGAGCCATTACTTTAACCTTACCTATCTCCTTACCATTTTTAAATATTGTTGCATCTTCATATACAGTAAAACTACCAGAAGACATATCAATTTCAATAACTTTAGGGAAAACATCAGGAATTCCACTATCAAGATAATGATAATGCTTAGTAAATGGTTTTAATCCATTTCCGTTAAATGCAACGTTTCTAGAACGCATGAATGGATCTGTTGCACCACTAATCTTAATACTTTCAACATAATCAAACTCTCTAAGAGGTTCAATTGTATTAGTAAATGATGTCTCTACCGCACGAGTAGTAGTTGTGGTTCTTGTAGTGGTAATATCTCTATGATTACCTTCAAATATATCCTGATCTGTTTCAACTTCACTTTCAGTTACATCAACATCAGTATCAACTGTAGTTGTATCAGAAATAACATTTGCTTGCTCTGCCCAAGTTGCACCACTAGACTCTGTTCTAAAATCATCAATATAGATTGTTCTAGTCCAGTTATCTGATGGTGGATCTAAAATAATTTGACCAGCAAAAACAATAACGTTAAATGGGTTAATGTTTTCAACTTGAGTTGCTTGAAGATTTTTAAGTTCGGAAGCAACTTCATCATATTTTAATGTGATTAGATCTCCAGTTTTCTGACAATTTTCATCAAGTAATTTTAAGTTTGCACTTCTATCTACAGCGTTCGCATCTATAGAAGGATCAAATGCTAAATCTGCCTTTAATGACCAGAAATCAACAGCACTAATCAATTCTTTATTAACAACATCAACATCACATCTAGATCCTTGTGTTCTATTGAAGTTGATAAAGTTTCTATCTTTGAAGTCATTTGCTACAAATCCAGTCTTGAATCTGTTTAATCCATCAGCATCAGTAACTTGTAAAGATTTGGTATCTAATTCTAAAGCAGTAAGAGAAGTCATTACTTCAAGATTAGCAACTCTCTTTTCAATTTTACCAATATCTCTCATGGTAAATCTTCTATTATCAAATAACTTAATCTTCGGACCTTTTACTGGATCGTATAAGTATGCTGGAAGTGTTATTTCTGCTACTTCCATAGAAGGACCAATTTCTGTAGGTGGTGCAGGATTATCTGCAGAAACACCTTTAATTAGTTTTACTTCTTCAAATTTATTAATAACTAATTTGTCTATTCTAGGTAGATAATAAGTATATCCAATAATAGAACTTTCGTTTGGAGCAACAACATATTTTGTTATTGATTCAAATGTTCTAGCAGAGAAATCAAATGGAGATTTATTAGTTGTAACTGCTGGATCAAATGGATTAACTCTAGGTCTAAAGTCTAGAATATCAGTTCCTCTATCTGCAGATATGCTAGGAACGTCCTTTGTATACCTATCTTTGTTGTATGAATTGGCGGTAAATAAATCTCCACTCTCAGCACTTTGAGTTTTATAGTTGTCAAAAATAACTAACAATCTATTGGTTGGAGGAGAAGAATTTTTCTTTCTAACAATTTTAGAATAATCACTATATTGTTTCTTATGACCTTTATCTAAAATATAATTTGAAGTTCTATCTGTATAGTTACCATTTGTTATACCCTGTAGATTGGTTTCAATATTAGATTCTTTAAATGTAATGGTTTCTCCTTTAGAGAAAGTATTATCATTTAAATATACATATTCAATTTCAGTTGCAGATACTCTGTTAACAACTTGTGCAATTGCTCTACTGCTTCTACCAACAATCTTTTCACCAACAACAGTATTTGTATCTAAAGCAAGTCCAGAAACAAATGTTAGTCTATCAAGAGTAGGTATATTGCTATCTTTTGATTCGTATATTGCATGAACTTTAACTACATCTGGAATATTTAAAGATATATCAGTATCTTCAACCCTTAATCCATAATACTTGCTTTGAGTAAGTCCACTATTAGTTGATACTCCTACCTGTCTTGTTATTTCTACTTTATTACTTCTAACATAATCTTTTGATTTTGTAATTAAACCAACTTTTTTCAAAGTTACATTTACAGTACAAGCAGAGTTTGCAGATAATCCACTAAAGGAAACATCATTACCGTTATTTGTTATAGAAACTTGATCTGCACTTAAATCTTCTACAGTTCCATCATCATAATGAACAGAATATCTTTCCTCATCAAATGATTCAAAGAACGCACTAGTAATTCCAGAAGAAACATCTAATGCTGAAGCACTACTAAAGGATAAAGAACCTGCTGCTGATGTTGTTTTACCTGTTACTTGACGATTAATAAGAAGTGTTGAATTTGAAAGATCAACAGAAGAAACATTTTTCTTAGGTAATTTACTGTATAAACCAGAATTATTGAGATTAACAATTTTTGGATGTTTAACTCTGAATATATTTGATGTGGTTAAACCTGCAATAATTACACCACTATTAACATTATTCACACTTGCAACAGGTGCTAATCCTAAAGTTGCACCATCAGCAGATATGTTAGTAACTCTATTGTAAGTTTGATTACCAAAATCTGTAGAATATCCTACAACTGTATCAGTTTTTACTCCAACTTGTCCTGCAAATCTTCTTCTAGGTGATTGTGCTGTTGCACTATTTCCATTAGCAGCACCAGATACCGTCAATGGATCTACTAATGAGAAATTAGGCAGTACTTTATCATATAAAACAGCATCAGCAGTAAAATCAGATACTAAAGAAGTATCCAATGTATCTGAATCTTGATGTACTGATTTAATATCATCTGACGTATATGCAGTAACATTAATTACAGATGAATTTGAAGATTTTGTCTCCTCATTAAATATTAATTGTTCTCCTTGAACAAAAGATCCAGTTGTTTGAGATAAAATAAGTTCTGCTGGATTATGTCCAGAAACATATCCTATTGCACCACTACTAAGTCCTCTAACACGACTAGATACTGGAATTGTAGTTTCAATATTTGTTCCAGGATTAGAAATCTGTAATACTGTATAAGTTTGGATATCATACAAATGAAGATCCCATTCTGTTTGATCACCTGTATATTCTGCACCAGCAACAGCGAATGAATAAACACGAGCCTCACCAATTTTTGTACCAGAACCACTGGTTGGGTTAGCAGATGCAGTTTTTCTTTGACTATGAAGAGAAATAATATTAGCAGTAGATCCACCAACATTGATCCAAGGTGTACCTTCAACATTATCAACTTTTAGGATGCTACCCATTCTAAATGGAATAGATGCGGTTTTTATTGTCTTCGTATCTCTTGGTTTATCTACATCTAAAACTGTAGTTCCTGGTAATGTTACATCAAATCCTCTAACATACGCTTTACCTGGCGATAATTTAACGCACATCGTATCTTCTGAAGGATCATTTCCTTCATCAGTTTTTTGTCCCTCTACATACAAACCATTTGAATCAATTTCATCATTTAAAGAATTTTGAATATTAACTCTAAATGGATTTACTGCATAATTTCCAGATTCATCGTAAGTTCTTTTAGCAAAATACTTCTTAATTTCAGAATATACTGAAGTATCTTGTAATTTTTTAATCTCACCATCTCTGACACGAATTAATTCTACAAAATTAGTGTCTTCAAAATCTAAAAGTGCTTTTTTCGCTAATCTAACACTTATTTTAAATCTATCTGCACCTGGTGCTGCAAAGTTAGTAAAACCTTTAGCATTATCATTTAAAGAAGAATCGTCATTTGAATTGATTACCGTTTCAGATATTTCAAGTCCAACCCTATATGATGGTTTATTAGAATATGGTTCTAATACTATAACATCTTTAGTAACATCTACAAATGCTCCTCTTATAAAATATACACCATTATCAACACCAACAGCAGATCCAATATGACAAGGATCCTCTGATAATACAGTTAAAATTGTTTCACCAGCATTTAACGTAGTATTTCCATAAGTAATATTTTCTTCAAGTGTTAATATTTCCTCATTAGGGAACATTTCACTTATAGAACTTACACCAGATTCGTTATATTTTACAAAAAGAGTAATGTCATCAACACCTTCTTCTGGAGGTAGGATATAATTCTTGATAGTACCAACTATTTGAGAGTTTTGTCCTCTAACCTTAGTACCTTTTCCGTTATTATTGTTTACTAACGCATCCAGATATATTGTAACATCAATACCTAAATGATCTGGATTTACTTTTACTGAAAAATATGTACTATCGTAGGTAACTGCTCCAGGTATAACCATAGAGCCTTCTTTGAAAATATGACTTCCAAACGACTCTAATTGATTTTGTAATATAGACTGAAGACTTGTTAGTTCTCTAGCTTGAACTGGAAATCCAGGTTTAAACAGTACCTTATAAAAGTTATCTGCCTTATCAAAATCATCATAATAAGGACTTAAATTTAAGTTAGTCTTTTGTGGCATTTTTCTTTAGAATTCCAGGATGATTTTAACGTCTTCTTTTTGTCTCTCATTACGAGCAATCAAAGGTCTATTGTCTAGATAAACAATTTCCCCTGATCCTTTATTTATCTCTGAATTAGATAAACCATTTGAGAAGGTGATTCCCAAATCAATTAACTTGGTTCCAGTTGGATTTGTAGTTATTCCGCTAAATGAAGTATTAATACCTGCAGAGAAATTAGAACTATCACCCTTTATTGCATTTGATGATGCTTCAAAGGAATATATTGCACCAGAAGTTGATATACCAGTATAATCTGTTTGATCTAATGTACTGGTGTAATTTAGAGATCTATCTCTAAAATACTTCATAACTTTTGTTTCCGTATCATATGAAGCAACATACGCTTGAGCAATTCGCCCATTTGTAAGTATCTGCGTTATACGCTCACCAATCTTAGGTGTAACCGATGAATCAGCAATATTATCAAAAATAAACGCTTGTGTTGATGAGAATGTAGAATCACTATAAGTTACTGCTGTTCCCACTTTAGTCGGATTTTTTACAACCCCTACTTGTGCAAATTTAGTATCAGAAGGGAAATCTTTTGTAGAATCGTCAAATCTAGCATAGATTAAAACTCTATCCGTACCCAATTCTTTGTAAATATCATATCCATGACCTAAAGATGGAGGTATAATCGGAACAAGTTTTGCTCTTTGGTTTGATGGATGTGCAGCATCTTGTAATGCACCTAAATCTATCAATCCATAACTATAACCACTTCCACCAGAACTAACGGTAGCATTTGCTATTTTACCACCTACTACATCAACTCTCGCTTTACCACCAGTACCATCTCCTAATATGTCAACTTCTTGTCCCAAACCATCAGCATATTTACCACCAGCATCAGCAATGTAAATGTGTTTGATTTGGTTATTGTTTAAAGTAGAATCTCCATTCTCCCTAACAGCTTTAATTTGAGCATCTGTACTAGTTGACCAATCATTAGGAACAGTAATGTATTCTGTAGAGTCAAATTTTAAAATATCTGCGGGTGAAACCGTATAAAGATATTTCCAAACATAACCATCACCACTAGTACCTGCTCTAGAAGGTTCTAAATCGGTGAACATTGGTTCATCTTGAGAAATATTTCCAGTTGGATTATCGCCACTAGAACCATTTGAGATACAAACATATACTTTGAACTCAGAGTTCATTACATAATAACTTGCACCATATAATCTACTAGAATCGTTTATTGGACTCTGAGCACCTGCTTCAGTTGAATAATCATCACGATACATTTCATATCTTTTACCAGCAGTCCAATCTATTCTTCTAATAATTCTTCTTATATTAGCAGAGGCAATTCTCTTACCAAACATCATAGTATCGCCTACATGAGCAACACTAGAAAAACTATCAAGAGGTTTTGGTGTAGAATTAGTTTTATTCCAATCACTAGACCTACCATATCCTACGTTAACACTAGGAGATGGTGTTCCTGTTGGATTTGGCAATCCAATAAAAACATAGTAAGCATTTTTATCTGATTCTACTGATTCGACAAAATTATTTGCGTTTAAAATTCTAAACTGATCAGTAACAATTGCTGGCATGATTATAAATTAAACTTTTTTTCTTTATTTATAGACATAATTTTATAGTCCACTAACGATCCTAATTGAACCCGTGTTTCTTAGTCCAAATTCAGCATTTAGTCCACCAAAATACCTTCTCTGTATTGTAGGGAAGGTCGATAAACCAGAGTCAACTGTCAATCCAGTAACACCAATTGAGATTGGTGATGTTGATCTAGTTCCATTATATATTCTACCCCAAGATAAAGTTCCTAGTGAAGTTGTTAATCCAACATTGGTTATATCATAATAACCAGTTTGAGCAAAACCAGTAGTATTAGTTGTACTTAAGATATCACAAGTAATTTCTGCTCTAAAGTCACTAAGTTGTGAGAATGTATGAACTTTGTAGATATTATCTAAGAAGTGTGTTCCGATAGCAACTACACTATTATCATTTCCATCAACAGAAGTAACTCCACTTCCTATTGTGGTATCTTTTATTAATAAAGGATATCCAACTGCTAACTTATTAGCGTTTGATTTATTTGAAGTAAAGAAGAACTTAAGTGCTTTAGTTCCTGCTCCACCAGAACCTTCTACTGGAGCGATTCCAGTAATAATTCCTGTATAACCCTCAACATTATCAAATGAGGTCATTTCCTCTGTTTGGTATAGAGGTTTCTTAATAATTACTTGTGGTGGATTTGTATAAGTATATCCTAATCCAATATTATCTATTGTTATAGAATCAACTTTACCATTTACTATGTTAGCAGTTGCTTCTGCGAATGTAGAAACTCCTACTTGAGCAAATTCATTCTTAACAGTTGTACCAATACCAACTCCTATTGGTGCTGCGATTGATAATGTAACTGCAGATCCAACATATCCACTACCAGATTCAACGATAGTTAGTGCAGAAATATCACCTTTAGGAGAAACAGTTGCAGTAATCGCTGCCGCTACAGAATTGGAAGGAGATAATAGTAACGCATCTATTGCAGTAATATTAACATTATACCTATCAGCAGTTTCTAGTGCAGGATTAGCATCATCTTCATAGAAGAACTGTTCAGCATCATCAACAAAGAATCCTCCAACTCCAGTTGTACCAGTGTTTGTGTCAATATCACCAATAATTTTTGCTGTTGGATATATTTGAGGTTCAATAATTTCTCTTGCCTTAGAAATTAATTCACCCTTAATAATCTTATCTTCTTTCTGTTTTGTCCAATCAACTGGTTTAAATATAGATTCATTGATTCCAACTCCTCTATACATTGTAGTTTCTACAAGATCAGATCCAAGAATATCTTTAATAATCCTATCAGTTTCTTGATCTATAGTATCAGTAAATGCTGGATTCTTAGTAATACGAATATCATCACCAATTTTGATAGTTTCATTAATATTAACTATCTCAACATCAACTCCATCTTGTCCTTTATAGAAGAAAACATCAACTTTATCTTTTGGTGATGGTGCTTCAGTGAATGTGAATGTTGTTCCACCTTCAAACTGATATGCAACATTAGGAGTTTGCATAACGCCGTTGACAAATATTACTAGAACTGCATTCAAGTCAATTTGTTCACCTAGTAGAGAATCTTCATCAATTTCAAAACTCAATAATTGACCATTACGGAATAGTGGGAATCTCTTTCTAGTTCCAGTTTGCATAGGTGAAATATCATCTATGAAATCTAATTCACCAAACTGCCAAGCAGAG